GCTTGATATACCAACTCCTGGTTTAGTTATATTAATCGAAAAACATTTCCCTGATTGGCGTCGTGTTCTTAATGAAATGCAACGTTATGGTATAACAGGTGATACTGCTTCTGAAATATCTAATGTAAACAATGATAACTTTAAAGAGTTAATGTCGATCCTGAAAGACAAAAACTTTCGTAAGATGCGTAAATGGGTCGTAGATAATATAGATCTTGAACCATCTGCGATTTATCGTAAGATATATGATACTGTATATGATTATCTTAAGCCTACTTCTATACCAGAAATCATTGTAATCTTGGCAGAGTATCAGTACAAAGATGCTTTTGTAGCCGATCATGAATTAAATACCGTAGCGTGTTTGACTCAGATCATGGCATCGGCTGATTGGAAATGAACCCATTTGAATATTTAAATAGTATCAACGTCAGTAAAGTAGACATAATGGACGATGATGAAAAAGAAAAAGGTTATAATTCTTTTATTATCAATCGTTCGTTATCTTATTTTCAGGATACGATTCACTTCGCAAATGAAATGAATCAATATCCAAATCTAGATAATCGTATGAAATTCGATTTTTTTATAAATACAATTAGAAAAAGAAAAAGGTTTAGTAAATTTATGAAACCTGAAACTTCTTCTAAGATTGACGTGATTAAAGATTATTATAATTATTCTGATGAAAAAGCTCGGCAAGTTGTAAACCTTTTTGATGACAATCAATTAAATATATTGAAAAATAGGATGGAAAAAGGTGGAACAAGATCTACAACAAAACACAAAGTTTAATTGGTCTCCAGCAGAAATGCTTGAGATTACTTTAAACGAGCCTAACGACTTTCTCAAAGTAAAAGAAACTCTTACTCGTATCGGCGTCGCATCTAAAAAAGATAATTCTTTATATCAATCTGCTCATATACTTCATAAGCAAGGTAGATATTATATAATACATTTTAAAGAACTCTTTCTTTTAGACGGTAAAATCTCAAACATTTCTGAAAACGATATTGGCCGTAGGAATACTATTGCTCAATTACTCGGAGATTGGGGTTTAGTACAAATAGTTGATAAAGTAAAAGTTGCAGCAATAATAGCTCCTCTTAGGCAAATCAAAATCATACCCTTCAAAGACAAAGATAAGTGGTCATTGAAATCTAAATATAATATTGGAATTAATAAGAAAATTGATTAACACATCCTTCTTGATGAAGCCTGAGCCTGAAAAGGCGAATGCACCTTATAATGGACAAGGTTGGGGTTATTTAGATCCTAATAATGAATCTGTATATAATTGCTGGAAACAAATCTCAGAAATAATTGAAGCTCCAAAGACTATTACTGAAGTAGGTTTTTTTGCTGGTCATTCTGCGACTACGATGCTGAACCTTTGGCCAGAATGTAAGTTAACTTCTTATGATCCAGGATCCTTCGCAAGAAAGGCCTATAGTGCAGTCGCCAATCGATTTGGATTTCGATTTAAATTTATACCTTTTGCTTTGAACGAATCAGGACAAGATCCTGAAAATTCTGATCTTATGTTTATTGATGGCTCACATTCTTATGATAAAGTCATGATCGATATATCTTATATTGATATCATTAAACCTAAGTACGTGATCTTCGATAATATAGAACTGCAAGATGTCAGACGAGCCTTTAAAAAGGCTGGATACATGAAAGAAGATATGAATCCAAAATATTTCTTCTACACGTGCACCCACAAGGGTAGTGTTGCTCCAGGAATTATGGCATTAATTGAACTTTAATCTATTTACTTATACTCTAAACTGTGGTATAATAAATCTATAATATGTAATGAGGTGAATATGTCTAATTTCTATACGAGTGTCAATCGATACTCAAATAATATCTTGTACCGTGGTTATGACGCCAACGGCAATGCCGTATCAGAAAAAATCAAATTCAAGCCAAGACTATTCTATAATTCTTCAGAACCTTCTCAGTATAAATCTTTGATGGGCAACAATCTCAAGCCTAAAGATTTTAATTCTATGCGTGACGCCAAAGGTTGGATCGATCAGTATAAAGATGTTTGGGATATTCATGGTACTACTAATTATGTACATCAATTTAATACTAAACGTTTCCCTAACGATATAAAATTCGATAAAGATAAAATCAATATTATGATTTTCGATATCGAGGTTGCTTCGGCCGATGGTTTTCCATATCCTGAAACCGCGAATGACGAAGTAATTAGTATTGCTGCAAGAACCAGTAATGATGGTATGTATTACATCTGGGGTTTAGGTGATTACGATATCTCTAAGTGTCCACTCGACCAAGATAAATTTCGTTATGTTAAATGTAAATCTGAAATAGATCTATTAACAAAGTTTATTAATTGGTGGAATAATCCTAATCATACTCCTGACGTATTGTCGGGTTGGAATATAGAATTCTTTGATATACCATATCTTGTTAATCGTGTACGTAAAATCTTTGGCGAAGAAGATACAAAATTCTTTTCGCCATGGGGTATTATCAATGAACAAACCGTAACTAAATTTAATCGTGAACAGCAGAAATATGAATTAGTTGGTATTCAAACTCTTGATTATTATAAACTCTTTACTAAGTTCGGTTACTCGTATGGTCCACAAGAATCATATTCTCTTGATCATATTTCAAATGTGGTTCTCGGTGAAAAAAAATTGTCTTATGAAGAACATGGTTCATTACATTCGTTATACCTAAATGATTACCAAAAGTTTATCGATTATAATATTAAAGACGTTCAACTCGTTCAGCGTATAGATGAAAAGATGCAACTGATCGCATTAGCAATGACGATTGCTTATAGAGCCGGTGTTAATTATACAGATACTTTTGGTACTACTTCAATATGGGATTCAATCATATATCGTAAATTAAACGAAAAGAATATTATTGTTCCGCCTAATGAAACTAAATCTAAAAGCCAATTTGCTGGTGGTTACGTAAAAGATCCAGTACCTGGTCTTTATGATAATGTAGCTTCTTTCGATTTGAATTCATTGTATCCTAACATTATTGTGCAATACAATATTAGTCCAGAAACTCTAATAAAAGATGAACGTTATCACGATGGTGTAGATAATTATCTTGAAAATGATCTACCGCCACATCCTAAACATTGTAATACTATTAATGGTACTCTATATTCTAAAGAAAAGCGTGGATTCCTACCAGAAATTATTATAGATTATTATGATGAACGTGCAGGTATTAAAAAGATTATGTTAGCAGCCGAATCTGATTATCAAAAGAATCCTACGTTCGAGCTTGAAAAAGAAATAAGTCAATTGCAGAATAAACAAATGGCTATTAAAATTCTCATGAACAGTATGTATGGTGCACTTGGTTCTCAATACTTCAGATATTTCGATGTACGAATGGCCGAAGCTATTACACTGACTGGCCAATATTCTATTCGTCTTGCTGAACGTGCTGTGAATACTGAACTAAATAAGCTACTTAAAAATAAAAAAGATTATGTTATCGCAATTGACACAGATTCTGTATATATAGACTTTGATGACTGGGTTAAAAAATTTAATCCAGCGAAACCTATGGAATTTCTCGATAAGACTTGTTCCGAACACTTTGAAAAGGTTATAGCCAAAGAATATGACAAACTTAAAACAAATACAAATGCATATGAAAATCGTATGTGGATGGGTCGTGAAGTCCTTGCTGACAAAGGTATTTGGACCGCCAAGAAACGGTATATTCTTAATGTACACAACTCCGAAGGCGTACAGTACAAAGAGCCAAAGCTCAAAATCATGGGTATTCAAGCTATTCAATCGAGTACGCCGCATGCTATTCGTGAGAAGCTCAAAGAATCGTTCAAAATTATTATATCTGGTTCTGAACCTGACACTCAAAAGTTTATTTCCGAAGCTAAATCTGAGTTTAAAAAGCTAAGACCTGAAGAGCTAGCATTTCCTCGCGGCATCACTGAAATAAAGAAGTATGAAGATCGTAAAAATGTGTACAAAAAAGGTACACCTATTCATTGTCGTGGTTCTTTGCTCTATAATAAAATGGTTAAAGATCTTGGCTTGACTAAGAAATATGAGTTGATTCAAGGCGGCGATAAAGTAAAGTTTGTGTATCTTAAACTTCCAAACATTCTTCGTGAAAATGTAATAGCATTTAAAGATTATCTACCGCCAGAATTTAATCTAGAAAATAATATAGATTACGATACGCAATTTGATAAGGTATTCAATAAACCACTTGAGCCTATTCTTTC